CTTATCACAACTATCAAAGAAAGAAAGTAAAGGTGGTTCTTTAAATCCAAAACCAGGCCCATTAATTGATACACCAATAATATTACCAATTGCATTTACAATCGCACTTCCAGTTGCACCTTGACCACCTCCACCAATAAAGTCCACTCTTGGTGGGCCACATTCTAAAACATTTGTACTGCAATCTGGTCGAGTTGGTGATGCTGGAATTGCCTCATTAAGATTTTTCAATAAATCAGTCTCTAACTTTTTAATTCCAATTTTATCAATTACACCTCCTAAATTATCCTCTACAGCTTTAGCGACTCCATTCTTTGCAGAAAATGCTGTTGGTTCTGGGCAATTTAATCGATCACAATCAAGAACATTTGTAATAATATTCGCAAACTTAATCGCTTTAGAGAATGTTTGACTCGGAGCTGCAATACCACCACCTTGAATATTATTCAATTGTGAAAACATACCACCCAAATCATTATCAATAATACCATTAATTTGACCAAACATATCACCAAGAAAATTCTCAATACCACAAGCAGGAACATCTAAAACTTGGCCGACCATATTTTCCAAACTTTTTCCAAGATAATCTACTAAACCTTCCTGTATTTTTTCAATATTGCAAAAAATTACATCTGTTAAAGTTTTTGTAGCTTGACCAACTGGAGCTTGTAATGTTTTTGGTGTTTTATCTTTTAAAGTTGCATTTAATTTCTCAAGAGTATCTTGAATTAACCATGATCTAGCACGACGAACTAATCTTGTTGTTGAATTATGAACTCTTGCTGACGTTAATCTTATCTCTTCCTTAATATCAACTACACCACCATATATCGGATCAACATATGTAGATTCCTCATTTAATTCTTGAAGAGTCTGTGCTTTTCGAGTAAAATCTTTTATTGCATTACTTATCTTCGATACTTCATTATCTTCACAAGCAGTGAATTGATCTATAACAATATTTGTTGCTGCCTCTTTTTGTTTTTGTGCTGGAGTTTTGACACTCTCACCATCAGTAAAAGTTCTAACTGGTGGTGAAGATGGTTGCCAATTTGTATTATATCTCATCTTCCCAGATCTTTGCACTACTTTTGGTGGCGTATAGGGAACGAAACATGTATGTTTTTTGTCATCAAAATCTTTGTTTGATAATTGATCTCCAACAAAAGATTGTTTAAATAAAGTTCCAAAAATAATAGGTTGTTGAGCATCCTCTCCGTCTGCAAAAAATCCAACAACAACTTCTCCACCTTGATATTGAACTGTCTGTCCACAACCACCCACAGTTGTTGTATTTGGTGGTAAAAGAATATGAGCTAGAGGTAAATCTTTGTCTGGTAAATCATCTTCACAAGCATGATAACCAACGATCCGAACACGACATCTAAAGGTGTAAATGTCCTCACCATCTTCAGATCTTTTCTTTTCAAGAGAATTACCCCACTCTCCTTTATCTGGATCAGTCACTTGACCGATCCACCATTGCATAGGGTCTCTTCCAAAAAAGTTAGTTTGTTGATACATCTAATTAATCATCATAGATTAAACACTCAGGTTCGTCTGGATGGTTGTCACAAAATAATTCCAATGCGTTTGGATCATGATGATCTCCCGCTTCGATCTCTTCCTTATGATGTTCTACATATTCTTCGAGTTCATGCAATTCCTCTTTTGCATGTCTTCTTGCTGCTGGATTTGCCTGTGGATCATCGATAATCTTCTTATCATGTTCCATATGGTCTTCGATTGATTTCATTAGATTACTCCTGTTTCTTTTATTTAAGCGGTGAACACATCACGAATTAATTCAAGTTGTGTTTCTGCACTTCTACCACCAATTAAGTGCCTTAATTCTGATATTAAGTATTTACCACTAATATCATTTTCTGTTTCTTTTCCAAAATCAGATGTTGGATTTATATTTTCTTGACCATTACCACCCGCTGAGCTACCTTTTTTAAGAGGTAATCTTATCTCAATCATTTGACCAGCTCTAAGATCAGGATTAATTGGAATTGAGATGTTTAATGATTGTGAGAATAGTAAGTTATTTCTAATATAAGATTTATTTTGATAAACGGCAAGCTCATTTCTCTTCTCAACATCTTTTTTAGTAGACCCCTTTTGTAAGGCTCCTTGATCCAATATTCTAAACATTAATCGAGTCTCTTTTTCATGCAGTTTTTCTGGTAATGTTGGTGGTTTTTTTAACGGTGGTTTTAATTCATCAATTTTAAATGTTTCTTCCTGATAGGTTTCGTTCTCAAGATCAATATATATTGTTTTATTTGAATACATACCCATCCTAAGATTCATGCCAACATCATTTGATTCATTTAAACTATTCTGCAATATTCTGTTAACTTCTTCGGTGACTCTATCTGTTCTATTATAGATTGTAGCTTTTTGTTTTAATAATTTTTCAATTGATCTAAAATTATAACCATCCAAAGTTTCATAAAATAAAAAACCAAAATTTTGATTTGATGATTGTGCTTTAGGACATAACCATTGTATCGTATCAAAAGGTCTTTTTAAATTACCAACAAAAGAATACTTATTTACAGCATTATCTGATTTAAATTTTTTCTTAGTTTGAATTCCTTTTTTATCTGAACTTCTGGCATTAGTCAATAACTGTTTCACAATTTGTGTAACATTTCCAGTAAACTTTTTATTCACTCTTTTAGTTTCATTAACTAATGACTCTTCAGATACAAATTCTAAAGTTGCCACTTGTTTATTTGTTTCAGTAGATACATCTCTTACAGAATTTAAGATTAACTTATGTTTTTTTGAAGTAATTTTAAAGTCAGCAAAACCATTCATCTTAACTGTTAAATCTAGAGATTCACCTCCAGTAATTCCTTTTCTACTAATGAGTTGATCAACGTCAATAATAGTAATAGTCATTGATACTGATGGACTCATGACACTTTCAAAATAATCAACAATTGGATTTCCTCCAAGAAGATCAGTGTCAAAATCTAAAGAAGATCCATCCTTTGCAATTAACATGCATTTCGTAAATTTACACCTAGATTCCATTAAATTATCATCCTCGCTATTTCTGAAGGTAAAACTGTCTTTTTAGCTATATTTATTTTATTATTTGATATTGTTTGAACAAATATTGATGTAGTCTCGGTATCTTTTAAACTAGCCTCTGAAACTTGTGCAAGTGTTGGTTGAAGTAAACTGGAATCTCTAGTTGCGCCTTGGTTTTGAGTTTGAAATGATTCATTTATTTGTAAAACTGCATCAGGATCAATTTGAGGTTGACTGTTCCCGATTGAACTTATCTCTTCAAAATTTGAAAGAATATTTTGAGATAAATCTTCAACTTTATTTTCTATGACAGCATTTATACCACCTTTTTGAGGTGTTGTATCTTTAATACCAAACTCTTCCATTTTTTTAAAAATACTTTGTCCAGCCTCTCCAACAGTAACAAAACCATCTTCATTATAATCTAAACCTTTATTTTGAGAAAATGTATTTGGATTGCCTGCCTCACCATCAGTAAATTTTTTATTTTTAGTCATCAACTCAAAATCATCACCCTTGTCAGTATAAGCTGGCATGAGAACATTTGTTTTTAATTGTCCAGCAGTCGGATTGTCTGGTAATTTATTCACATCAAAATACTTATCTATAAGTTTTACTTGATCAGTTCTACTCATCTCTAAGATTTTATCTGTGGTTGTTCCTAATCTTTCTGCAACCTCAGGCAAAAACTGTATTAAACCAGTTGCACCTGTATCCTTATTAACCGCTTTAGGATCAAGTGAAGATTCCGACGCCATCAATCCTAAAAACTCAGCTTGATTTATTCCTCGTTTCTCAGATACCTCTGTAACTGCTTTAAGAAAATCCTCATCCTCTCCAATAAGTTTTTTAGAAGCTCCCGATAATTCAAATGTCTTACCATCAGATTCTAATTGTTTTTCTTTCTCTATATCCTCATCACTTACAGGAGAGAATGCACCAGGCTCAATGTCACCAAATAATTTTTTTACAACTGTTTTTATAACGACATCTTTAATATCTTTTGGATCTATTTTTGATCCTATGTCTTTAGCAACTGACTCAAGTTGTTTTGGTATCTTCTCATCTTTCAAAGACTCACCTAAAGATGATTTTTCAAGACCCTCTGAAAAATTTTTAAATTTATCAACAAAGGGTGAAAGAATGCCTGCAAAAGGATTATCTTCAGCTTCAATTTGTCTTCTAGCCTCTTCCTCTGATACCTCAGTAAATGCACCAGGCTCAACACCTTCTAAATCACTGATTTGACTAGATTCTTCTTTTGATAAAGCGCCACCAGAATTTTTGTAGTCCTCTAATTTTTGTGGATCGACACTACCTTCACCATTCATCATTATTTTGAATTGTATTGCTTGTCTTTGTTTTAAAGACATCTTCTCGCCTGGCTTGTATAATTCACCACGAATAAGTGTTCCCGATCCTTGACTTGTAATTGATCCATCGGGATTTATAGTGGTTTCCATCGGAATTTGACTCGCTTTATCTTTTAGATTTTTTACATCTTCTTGAAAATTCTTTACATCAGGATTGTTTTCAAAAGATTCTTTCCTCCTTTTATTTTTCATTTTCTTTCCAAAACCAAATAAATCTAAACCACCTCTCTTGTCAAGATCAAACATATTGGCGGTTGCAGAATCTACAATTCCACCCATTGCACCAAGTAAACCTCTTTTTTTATCTTTTCCATCACCATCAAAAAGATTTAATTCTTGTTTTATCTCTGATTTTATTTCAGATTTAAGTTTATCTTTTTTATTGCCTGTGAGTGAATCAAATATTCCACCAAAAATTCCACTTGATTCTTTTGAATCTAAATTAGATTTTGTCTTGGTTTTTTCTCTAAATTCTTTTGAATCTAAACCAGAAAGACTTTGTGTGCCTATTCCTTCTAAAGGTGATAATAAACTTGTTGCACCAGCCGCAAGACCTGCGAATGGAAGTGTGAGTAATGCTCCAAGTTTTCCTAAAAGTCCTGTTTTTGGGGTTGGTTGATCCTGTGATTCTCCTGGCTGACCTGTATCTCCTTTCTCACCTTTTTGACCTTCAAGTCTTTCAGATGCCATCTGTTTTTGTTCTCTATCCTCATTCTCTAGACGTAAATCCTCTTGTCTATCTTCAGCTAATTTTTTTTCAACAATTATAGTATTATTAATTTCGCGAACTTCTGTCTGTAAATTTGTAAGTGAGATTGAGATTCCATCAATCAAGGATTTTTGTTGTTGAATTACGTTTAAATTAGAATTGGCGATATTTAAGGCATTATTAGCCACCTTCTCAACCGATTCGATAGATTTAAAAAAACTATCTAGGTTAATTTTATTATTAGGTTGTTCTAATTCTTCATCCATTTCCGAACTTTCTTACACCCTCTTCTTGTTGTCTTTTTAGATTTTCCTTTTCAATATGTTCTTGAAGAAGAGCCACATAAATGTCTCTTTCCCAAGGCATCATATTGTCAAGTTCCGTCAAGCTATATTTATGGTATTGCATGAGAGCGAAATTGATACGGTAGTGTGACTCAAGATCCTCTCTTGCAATACTTACCCGAAAAAATCGGCTAGACCCTCCAAAACGACACTATTTTTTTGTTTTGTGTTTGGATTAATTACCTCAATCGTATGTGATAATTTAGGCATTGTTGCAAAGAATTTTTCTACCTCCTTATATTGTTTTGAATTTAGTTGCTCAATAAATTTAAGTCTTTCATCAGGTGTATAATCTTTAGCTTCCCACGCATCTTCCTGAGTGAACACTGTGTCCATACAATCAGCAACAACTTTAAAAGTTTTACTTACAATCGTTTTTGGATCATCGTTGACTTCAAAATTATTTTCAACAAATTGACTTAATGAGGGATATTTCATCCGAAGAGTAAGTTTATCGTCCAAAACAATATCAGTTTTATGATCTTTTGGTTTTATAACTTCAATTTCATCAACATAAACTGTTACAGGAACTTGTGTTGTTCCATCATCAGGACAAGTCACTGTCATTTTAATATCTTCACCAATTGATTTTGCACGAATATTTAAAAACAAATATTCAATATCAAATGTTGGTAGCTCATCAACTTTAACTCCTCTGGTCAAAATACATTTTTTTAATACATCTTTAACTGCGTTTGTGATTTCATCTTGATTTTTTGACTCAAGACAAATAATTAGAATTTTCTCTTCCTTCACAAGAAAAGGTCGATATTTTACTTTTTTTCCTGTTGAGGGTAATTTCAACTCATAAGTTGGAGTTTCAATTGTTGGTAAAGGCATGATTAATTATTTTAACAATTTATTTAGTTGTTATTGATAGATAGATCTATCATAACGTTTTCCTGACATCATATCAGAAGCACCAAAGATTTTTCTAGGTATTTGTTGATCATTAGAATTCACAATGTCAGGATTGTTAATAACAGCTTGATTTGGATCCTCATAATTAAATCTTGTGAAAAATCTATCGTAGGCCATAGTTATATTACATCTTAACACATTTGAATCACCATAGGCAACTCTCATTGATGTTAAATTTTGTGGCCAAACGTTTACAAATTCATAACTTGTTAAATTGGATTTAAATTCTGAATCAGAATCTATAAAAGTGTCTCTTTCAAATTTGGTGATATGAATAATTTCTTTGTAATTTTCTGGATAATTAAATCGTGAATATGCACTTAAATCTCTTTTATTTGTTTGTATGGGATTAATATAGGTCATCCAAGTTTCTAAAACCTCTAAAATTACCATATCAGCATCACAATAGAAGGTCAAGTTAAGAGGAGGAAAGGTTCTAAGATTTGGAAATTCTTCTTGGATACCTTGATGATGTCCAACTGCAAGACTAGTTTGATATTGTGTGCCTGGAAGTTCAGCTTGCGTACATAATAAAGACATCTTTCTTTGAAAATCTCTTCCTTGATTTCTTTTAGCATTAGAAGCGACATCACTTCCTTCTAACCATTTTTGAAAATGACCGAATGAAAAAATAACTTGATAAAAAGTGTCTAAAGATGGGCGTGCGACGCTATCTCTAACATCTCGAATGTTATCTTTAAATATATCTGCTCTTCTTGGAAATAAATTATTCTCTGACACAATAAATAAATTTAAGTTGTTATTACTATATATGAGCTATAAAGGAATATATAGGCCTTCTAATCCCAAAAAATATAAAGGAGACTCAAAAAACATCGTTTATCGGTCTCTTTGGGAGAGAAAGTTCATGAATTACTGCGATTTGAATGAAAATATACTTGAGTGGGCATCAGAAGAATTTTGGATACCCTATAAAGATCCAACAACAAATCGTGTTCGTAGATATTTTCCTGATTTCTTTATCAAATACAAAGACAAAAACAGCAATATTCGTAGATCGGTGATTGAAGTCAAACCAATGAGAGAAACGAAAGAACCAAAAGTAACAAAGGGAAAATCAAGAAAGACACTGATTAATGAATCAATGACATATGCCAAGAATCAAGCAAAATGGAAGGCAGCGAAAGAGTTTTGTGATGATCGTAAATTGGAGTTTAAAATTATGACGGAAAAAGAATTAGGAATCCGATGAGTATTCTACAGAATATATTGAATAAAGCAGATGGTCAAGTGAGTGAGGAATTCTTTCGGAATCAATTACTTGAGGAACTTGGATCAACTAATTTTGAGACTGATTATGCAGACACTGCTGGATTTGCGCCTGGTGAATTATATTTTTTTACATACTCAGCACAGACAAAACAACCATATTATGACATGTATCCACTTACATATGTGATTGAAATGAGATCAGGTGGTTTTCTTGGATGTAATCTACACTATGTTCGTTTAACTCAAAGAGACGAACTTGCAATAAGCTTACTAAATAACTCTGCTCAAGGTGCAGTTGCAGTTCCTCCCCGAACTCTACATAAATATCTTTATACAGGCGTGAGAGGAACACCATATCGTATTCCTAATACTGAGTGGTCAGGTGTGGCACAATTACCCACTGAAAAATTTGTTGACATGAGGGGTATTCCAGTTCCAAGAGATCGAATTTACAACAAAAACTAATGGGAAAAAGTAGAGTATATGACATAGGAAATTCTAAGGTATCTTTTGAATTTTCACCAACAGACGGAAAATTAATTGGCATCACAAAGGATGGAAATCCTGTTGATCCGATTCGAGACGCACTCACTTTTGAAAACTTAGCAGGCAAAGGAGATGCGAAAAAGGCATTTAATGTAAATAAATTTGGTAGTGATAAAGAATCATATGTTGGTTTTTTTGGAGAAATAGAACAAGCGGATATTACAGAATTAGTTGATAATTTTGATAAAAATAAGAAAAAGTCAGATAATCAACAGTTTATTGATAATAATCCACCATCTACTGCATTTGCAACACCAAGAAACACAGGTAGTCAATATCGAAGTGGTAAACAAGCTCAAGGAATAACAAACTCAGGTAGTGAAATATTAGCATATCCATTAGATATTAATCCATTACAAGATCACATGAAGATTACAAGATACGAATATCTTAGAACGGATATAAATGCAAGTAAACCACCAGGCCAAACTAGAGTTTTTGGCCGTAAAATAAACATCGCTGGTGATAGCGTAAAAGGAAGCAAACCAAAAGGAAGTATTTTATTGCCCATGCCTAAACCCACAGATGTAAATGGAGCTGATTGGGGTAAAAGTGAGTTAAATGAACAAGGTCTTGCTGCTCTTGGTGCAGCAAATATAGCTTCTTTAGGAGGACTCACAATTGGAAAAGGGCCTGGTCAAGCTCTTAGAGAGAGTATAGCAAATCTAAGTGCAGAAAGACGTAGAAGACCATCAACTTTCCAAGGTGGAGCGATCAGAAGAGGTAGACAATTTAGTCAAGCTTTAACCGCATCAACTCTAGCAAAAGTCGCATCACTAGGAGCTGGAACAGAGATAGACACAAATACACTTTTAGCTAGAGTTGGTTCTAAGGTTTTAAATCCTAATGCTGAAATGTTATTTCAAGGGCCTACAATTAGACAATTTTCATTTAGTTTTCAGATGATCGCAAGAAGTGAGAAAGAAGGTAAAGAAATTAGAAGAATCATTAAATTTCTCAAAGAGGGAATGTCTGCTAAATTTGAAAGCACAACATTTTTAAAAAATCCTGATATTTTTATATTACAATATAAAAATGGAAAAGGAGAAAGTGATATTTTAAATACTGTCAATCAGTTTAACCCAGGCGGACTTGCATTAACATTATTAAATACTGATTATGCTCCAAGTGGATATTGGTCAGCTTATACAGATTCACAACCAGTTGCAATTAAAATGGATATGAATTTTACTGAACTTCGACCAATGTATCAAGATGATCAACTTGATTTAGAAGGAGACAACGTAGGATACTAAAATGACATACACAGGATCACCAAACAGTTATTTCAAAAAACTTCCAAATCTTGATTATCCATCATTAGCAAATGAAAGAACATCTGCATATGACTATCAAGTTGTAAAAAATATATTTAAAAAAGCAGTTATTCGTGATGACATTTTTGACGAAGTTACAGCTTTTACAAAGTATTCAGTTGAGGGTGATGAAAGACCAGATCAAGTTGCATATAATTTTTATGGCGACTCTGGATTAGATTGGGTTATTTTAACTACAAATAATATTGTTCATGTTAGAGATGAGTGGCCAATGGGCAGTCAAGATTTTTTTACATATGTAAACGCAAAATATACCTCTGAACAATTATCAAATATTCATCATTATGAAACTAAAATCATTAGAGACTCAAACGGAAAATTAATTCAACCAGCTGGTCTAACTGTTCCAGAGGGACATTCAATTACTTTTCTAGATAATGGCGTTTTAAGAACTGAATCAAAATTAACATCATTTTCTTTTTTACAACACGAAACTAATTTAAATGATGAAAAAAGAAATATCGATATTTTAAATAGTGAATTTTTATCATTATTCTTTGACAATTTTGAGGATATCATGGAGTATAAAGAATCAAGTCAATTTATTAATGAAAGATTGAAAAAAACAGAAAATCCAAGACTTATTTCTCCATAAAAAAAGAGGTCGTTTTGAGCGACCTCTGGCGTAAAAAATGGCCCGAAATTTTTTTCGGGATATTTTCTAATTTTCAGCTAATTTTGCAAAATAGCTAAGTGCATCCTCCTCATCTTCATCTGGATTCACAGATGATGGGGTTGTGTCAACAACTGCACGTTCCTCACTTGGAGTTGCGACAAATTCTTCATCGGCAACCTCTGGATCTTGTCTCTTTGGTGCAACAGTTAGACCAAGAACATAATCTAATCTCTTTTTAAGATCTTCATATGACTTGAACTGATCTGGAGCAACAATCTCAGCGAG